CGGCCGCACCCGCTGCCACCATCTGCCCTTGTGCAGCGCTCTTGGCTTGCGCGTTCGCGATGTTGGCGCCGCCTTGGGCGTTCATTTGCGCCATGTTGTTCTGATTGGTCAATTGAAGGACACCCGAAGAGTTAAAGAGATTAGGGGCGCCCGTACCGCCCGTCGCGCCCTGCGCCATGCCGGCGATTTGTTGCGAAGCTGCCCCTCCACCACTTTGCCCGCTCAACAGTTGCGACAAAGTCGCCTGGCTCATCCCGGTCAGGTATTGCAGATTGGTGGTCCCGGCTTGTTGTTGCCGGTATTGCTGATCGAGGATTGATCCCTGAAGGCCGGCGGCTTGCTGTTGACCGGCCGAAAACGCTGACTGCGCTCCCTGGACCAGTGCGGCTTGTTGCTGGGTGGATTGCGCCAGGTTGGAAGCAATCTGGCCTTGCAACCCGCTTTGCAGCGAAACGTTCCCCTGATTAATGCCAGAGATCGCCTGGGTCATCGACCCTGCCATCTGCATGTTGTTCTGGGTTGCCGCGATATCCGTCGCAGTAAGCCCCAGAGCGTTGGTGGTGCGCTCCTGCTGCTGTTGATCGGCAAGCGCACTAACACCGCTGGCGAACTGCTGCTGCTGTTGCATTCGCTGTTGGCTGTATTGATCCCGATTGAGAAGCTCGGCGCCCATAGAGGCTCCTGAGTTCAGCATGCCGCGCGCTGAGAACGCTGCGCGCGACTGTTGATCGACGTCTTGCGCTTCTTGTGCCGAAAGCTTTCCGCCGAGAGCCAATTGTTGCGAGGCTTGTTGCTGCAACTGAGCGGTGAGCGGATCGACCTGACCAAGTTGGCCCATCACTTGGCTGGCTGTTTGATTGAAAATTGCGCTGCGCGGATCCGCTGCCACCTGGTTGCGAATCTGTGTGAGATCGGCGGCTGTCGTATCCGCACCCACCTTGTCCGAAAGCGCTTGAAATTGTTGGTTAGTTTGCGCGGTGTTCATCCCGACTTGCGATCCGAGATTCTGGTACGCTTGCACCTGGCCGGGAATCGCGCCTTGCACCTGACTCAAGATACCGGAAAGCGTTCGATCCGGCGTGTTGCCTTGTCCCAACTCCTGGTTGGCCGCGCTTTGCAATTGGCCAAAAGCAGGGTTGGAAGCGAACATCGATTGAGTTACTCCTGGCCCAAACATCGACAGGTTTTGCGCCTGGCTTGCCATTGCCTGGGTGTTTGCCTGGTCCGCGGATTGGGTGAGCCCCGGCAACTGGCTCTGATACAGTGCCGCATAGGTATTCAGGTTCTGGGTATTCATCGCCGTATTCATCTGGTTGTACAGAGGCTGATACTGCGATTCTTCCTGATACAATTGCGGTGCGTTCTGGATATAGGTCTGCTGCGATTGCGCGTATTCCTGGGCGGTATTCGGCGCGGCAGGTGCCTGGACTTGTGGTGATCCTCCCATTTAGGTCAGGGCTCCTTCCTTGGAGTTGAGAACATTGAAATCCCGCAAGAGCCGATTCCATTCGCGTACCCGTACCTTACCTTTGCGGCGGTAAGCGACGTAGCGATGAGGGTACGGCGCCTCATTGCAATAATCGTATGGTGTAAAGAGTCCTTGATCGTGCCCCAGATACCAAAGAAACCAGCAGTTTTTCGGGCAATCCGGTCCCATCGCGACAACCCCTTCTTTCGGATAGGCAAGTACCTCTTCAGCAAGTAAGAGAAAATCAGGACGTCCAATAACGTGACCGTGAAAGAGACAATGTAATAAAGCGGCAGCGAAATCCTGCCCATTATCTCGGAACCAAAGTTGAGCTTGTCCTGCTGCATTCATTCTCCTCTCTCAAACCGCCTTGATGATGAAATAGAGAACGGCGTAAGGCTGCATGTTGTTGTGAGTGGCATTGCCTCCAACTGCCTCGGTATGATTGATGTTGGAGTAAGCGTTGCTGATTGCTGCGTATCCCGTGCCGCCCGCGGCAGTGCCTAATCCCCAACCATTACCGCTGGCAATCGTTGATCCTGCTCCAACAAATACCGCTGCCCGCTGATGCGTATGGCCCGAGTCAGAGTGCCCGTGTAATTGATCGGTGATCGAGTGCGAGTGATTAGGCATCTCAGCGCCACTCAGCGTATGGTTTACTTCGCCACCGTACGTGCCATAACCATAAATGGTGCCGGTCCCATACCCGACTGGCACACGATTAACTAAATTCGGGATGTTGAAAGTGCTGACATTATCGCCAGTGCCCCAATAGGTGCCCAGTTGGGCAAACAATGCAGCGTAGGTGGTGCGGGAGACCGCGGATCCGTCGCAGACGAACCAACCACCGGGAGGACTAACGCCAGCAAACGGAAGGACTGCTCCGATCGGCACCAGAAGATTAATCAAACTTTGCGCAAGTTTCTGGTAGGTGATGGAGGCATCCTGAATATCGGTTCCCCCATTAACCTTGGTGACCGTATCAAGCAGGTAACCAACCGTGCCCGCCTGGTCGACCGTTTTAAACTTGCCGTTAATATCCAAACCAACTGCGCGCGCCCGCACGCCAGGCCGATGAAAACCGATCGCCGGCATGTACCCGTCATTCGAGGCATTGGCCGCGGTTCCCTGCACCAGAGCAGCAGCACTTTGAAAAGCGGTAGAGCCAATAACAACTTCGTTACTAAAGGCTAATGGTCCCGGCCCGATTGCCGAGTCGCCGGCCTTGTTGATCGGTGTATAGCCTAAACCGCCAATGACAGCGTTGCCGCTAGTGGTGACAATTGCCCCGCTGGCAATGACTGTTCCCGGTGCTGCGTTGCCCGCGGCTCCCGTGTTTTGTGCGGTCACTACGCTGCCGGCTACGCTGACAACCGAATACGAACCCGCTCCCTGAATGGTGAGCACCAGGCCGGCAGAAATACCGGTGACACTGGTCATCGTAATTCCGACATTAGCCTGAGCTGCCGGAACCGAGAAAAGAGCCGAGGTCGTAGTCGCGATGCCGGGATCCAGGTTGCTTCCCTTGATTTCGCCCGTGCCGATGTCCACTCCTCGAATGGATCCCGCCATGTAGGCGCCTTGAGGAATGACGTTCGGCAGAAAGAGAGCCGGCCGCGCGATGCACCCGTCCTGGAGCATTGTGCTGTCAACGGAAGGCGTTTGGACAAAGAGCCCGACATCGTCAGTGAACTCTGTGGCGAGCTCGCCGATCTGCACTTTGAGGCGCGAGAAAAGGACGAACTTGGCGGTTCCCGAAAGTGCTCCGGAAGGAATGAGAATCGCTAACCGCAACCCGTTGGTGATATTGGTTACGTTGGTGAGATCAAATCCTACAGAGCAATAAGTCCAAAGACCGTTGGCGCAAGTTTGCAGATCTTCGGTCTGCTGCAAGGTGTAGGTGCCACCGTTGAAAGCGTCCGCGGTCCAGATTTCCAGCTTAGGCGAAACCGATAAACCCGCACCGCTATAGATGTACCCGCTGAAGGTAACGACTCGACGCAGCGTTGCCGAGAGATCGCCATTGATCACTTGCGACACCCGACAATCGGTGACGTTAGCAGTCCCTTGAATCTCCATCGAGAAAAGCGAGTAAAGATCGGGAACCACTATTGACCGCAAAGCTGTAACGTCGCCGGCTGTCGGGTTAACGGTCCAATAATCGGCATTGGTGGTTTCGACACCTGGCGGGCAATCCATCCCGGCCGGCGTCGTCCAGAACGAAGAATAGAAATTACCGTTTCGAAAAAAGTTTTGATCATCGATCCGATCAGCGATCGAGAGCTCAACGATCGGCGTCGCCATGAGATTGAACTTGTCGACCGTCAAGATATCTGTCGGTCCCATGACGTAAGCGGGTTTGACGACTAAATCGGCCATTAGATTTGACTCCGTTCCTGGCGTTGATCCTCGAATCCTTCGAAAACGATTGTTCGGAGATTGACAGCACCGCTTGTATTAGCAATCCGCAATTGGCAATACCGCCCCATCATATTCACCTGATAGCGTTGCGAAACCTCCTGCTCGCGTTCGATCTGAATGCCGTTGTACCCGATCATGACCGGCAACTGAACCGAGTAATCCTGCCGATAAGCAGTGGCGTGATCGTCGCCGGTATTGTCGATCACCCAATTCTTTTTGCCCCAAATCTGGTACTTGGTGCGGTTGGGTATCAGGTTGGCGACCAACGTTTTGTTATTAGTCCCGTCCACGAAAGCGTCGACAGTCAAGTTGGTGTACCAGGATGAGGTATCGATTTCGACACGCCGAAAATTGGATCGTTGCCCTGGCCCGACATATCCGCGCGTCATCACGTCAAACTCGATCTGGAATTCGCGCGTATGATTGCCGCCGAGGATGTCGCTTTTGCCTTGCTCCAGAAGAATGATCAATCCTTGCAACCGATCGATAGCGAAAAGCCGGCGTTCACCGTTGTACGGCGCCCTGACCAGGTCATCGATTCGGAAATTAGAATCACCAAAGGTGTCGATGCTTTCCCAACTCTGGGTGACCAGGTTGTAAACGATCAGGACGTTGTTGCGCACTGCGTTCTTGAGCGGAACCGCGAAATAGACCCTTTCACGCCGGCTATTGGCGCGGATTCCATAAGCGGAATTCCAGTTGATCGCATCAATGACCGGCTTGATTGCGTCGCTGACCGGCAACGCCAGGATTCGTTGCGACGTTTCGAACACCTGAGAGATGGTGTAAACGCCTGAGTAATCCATGAAATAGATATCTGAACCCACCTGAACAACTGCTTTCGGACCAACCAACCCGATGTTGTTCGAGAGTTGATCGAGGATCGTTTCGCTCAAATCCCCGTAGACATTCGAGATGGGAAAAATCGAATGGTTCTTGAACATGATCAGAGTGTTTTTCGTCCAGGGGAAAATTCTCACCAGTTCATCGGCCTGGCCTGAGTTGACCTGGAAATCGTCAAGGATCCAGTCGTACTCTGTGTAGTCAGCAATGTCCGAGACAGCCACGCTATCGCGCCCGTGAGGCACGAAGAGCCGGTTGCCGTAGTATTCCGCGGTATCGGCATTCGGAGTGCTTGCGCGGCCTCCTGTGGGCGCCGGGAAGGGTTCCCAGAAAACAGCCCAGTCACCGTTCCAGACCAAAGGCGGAAGATCCGCACCGCGGTACATAATCAACTGATTGAATGCCTGGACGAGCTCGACATTGTAATTAATCGTTTGGTTGGGAATCGGGACGAAATTTGGTGTCTCGCCGTCTTTGGTAAACCAAACGCCACCGGCTACCGCAACCGCAAGCCACTCGCCACCGTTCGGATCGGAGAAAAGGCCCCCACCCCAGATCCGGTTATACTGCACGAAATTATAGGAACCTGGGTAGGTCGAGCCTTTGCGCGTCCCTAAATCGCCGTTTTCGAGTCGGCAATTGTAGCCTTCCCGATAAGTGCCCGCGGCCATTTGGCCGGGATCGGGAGTCTTCATATCAAGCCCGATGAAAGCGTTATCGCCAACCTGGGTCTGGAGTTCGTCCAGCGGTTGCGGTTTAGCCCATCTAGGCAAGGTAAACTCTCCTTCCGTTCATCGTGATGGGCTCCTCGTTGAGATCCCAATTGTCGCGTTCAATTTCTTGCAAGAAGCAATCGCAGCGATAAACGGTTGCGTGCAGGATGTCGCGCGAATGGTTCGCCAACCAGGAACGTCGAGTTTTCGTGTAGGCGATCGTCCAGGCTTTTTCGTCGCCACCATCTTTCGGAACCTTTTCCTCGAACTTGTTTCGCAACGAACTTAAGACCGAGCCCGAGTGCAGGAAACTGTCCGCAATCACCAGGTAAGAGAGCGGGAGAGCGAACCCGTTATCTTTCCCCCATTGAAACGCCGGCCCGAGGTAAAGGTCGTCGAATGCGGCTTGCTGCGTTTTGGCGAATTGCGGATCCGCGGCCGCATCCCGCACCAGGCTACGAAACTCTTTATCGATGCACGGGTTGCCGGCTTCTAATAACGCGATCCAAGGCGCGAACTGAACGCTGTAGGCACCGTGATCATCCACGTAACGCTCCAACATCTTGCGCAAGTTGCCACCGTCCGCGGTGAACCCGATGGATACCGTCGCCTGTTTGCGGCCGTTGTTGCCGTCCGTATAAACGTAGGTTTGCCCTGGATCCCATTCCGGCGCATCCGTCTCGGCAACAGAAAGCACCCGCCGAATCAGCGAGATGCGCTCTGGGGAAAAAGGAACTATCTCGGCAGCTTTCAATTCATCAATCCTTGCGTCGGTTTAACCTGCTTGGTGCTAACGGGAACCTGGCCTCCGACTTTTTTGACCTGGTTGCCTTTTTTGGTTTTGATCTTCTTTTTCGGTACGGGCACTTGCTACCTCCCGGTGTAAACGTTGAACCGAGTTTCCTGCTCTTGTTGTAACATCTGTTTGTCGAATTCTTGCGACAGCAAGGTGTAAGCCTTCCCTTCCTCAATAGGCGCCTTCTCGTTTTGGCCGTTCACGATCAAGGTGTCCGAATACGCCGCTTTGTAAGTGAAGCGTGAGAGCACGTAAGGAACGCGGAAAATCGTCCAGGTATCGGAAATATCCGGCGATTGGCTGATGTTCCCGTCAATTTGCGAGTGGTAGGTGTCGCCATTGAAGAGGACTGGATCCCCTTGAAAATAAGTAACGGTTGGATCCCACTCGAAAATCCCGAGTCCCGGGTACGGCAA